CTTATTTGCTAGATGTACCTTATTTACTTGAGGGTGCAAGTAGAGGCGCTTTTGATTTAGTATCTTCACCATTTGATATGATGATGGGTTCAGATAAGGAATTGTTTTCTGCTTTTAATAATAATAGTTGGGTTACTGATCCTTATGGTTCTAAAATAATTGAATACGATAAGGAAAAAGGTAACTATTTAACTACAGAAAACTATGATGTACCATTATTGCCAGACCCACAAGCAATCAACACCGGCTTTCAATGGGGTGGACTGGGTGGAATTAATTTTGGTAAAAATGTCTTAACAAAGCCCTTCAGTATGGAACGTGGTCTTAATGGTTTAGGTTTTGGTACTGGTTCTGAATATATACAAGAAGGTTTAAATATAGATGATCCTAACAATGTGTGGGGAATGGCTGTCGATACACCTGCACTCTTTTTAAACTTAATTAAAGATTGGAGATCATTTAGAAACGAAAAAGGTTTTATTAGCAAAATGCTAAAGGAATCTATGGGCGATATACCAGATGAAAAAATACAAGCACAACTTGTAATAATGCAACAAAAATTAGCTGATGCAAAAAAACAAGGTGTAAAATTATCTGCTCAACAACTATTTTCTGAATTTCCAGAAGTTGCAAAATTATATAGAGTTTTATCGCAAATGGATAATGGCGCTACTACAAGATTTAATGCAGAACAAGGTGAAATATTAACTAATCTTTTAACTAAAGGTGCTGACAACCTTGATGAATTGCCAAGCTTATTACAGGCACAAAAAGTTATAAAAGATAACTATAAAAATTTTCAAACAAACACTAATAAAGTTTTTAGAGAAGATATTGATGCTATAAAAAACACTAAAATAATTGATGGTGTTGGTAATAACGGAAATATGAAAACCTTGCTAACAGAAAATATTGATATGGCATGGGCAAGAATAGGTAATCGTTCAAGTGTAGGTGGTAAACAATTAGAATATTTTACTAACTTAATTGATGATGCAATTCGTACTGGTGATATTGATACTTTAAATAATACGTTAAGAAGAATTGATGTTGATTTAAAAGATTTTGCAACTGCCGGAATGTCTATTGATGGCAACATAGTTTCTATGGAAAAAGGTTTAGATGGAATTGTTAGGCAATTGGTTGATGATAGTCATTTAGCTGTAGCTGATAACTTTGATGATTATAATAATGCGCTTAATAAATACAAAAAAACTATGGAAACCTCTATTGACCCATTAAGAACAAATAAACTTATGGCTCTTATAACTGAGGGTGGCGATCCAGAAGGTGTAATTAAAGCAATTGATGTTTTATTTACTTCACCAAATTATAGCACTACAGATTTAGCTCCAATTGTAAAAGCACTAAGAAATATAAATGGTGATGGTGTTATAGACCAAGTCTTTCAAATGCATATAACAAGTTTGATTAAGGGAACATTTAAAGGCACTACAGATGACGCAATGGGAGTTGTTAATAAACTATCTAGTAAAAGACAAAGTTATGATCGTATTAAGACATTAATTAGAGAAGATTATAAAATTAAAAATGGTGAATATCCAAGCCCATCACAATTAGATGATGCTTCACAAGGTATGATTTCTTTTATTGATACTGTAAATACTTTTACTAAAGCACAAGCCGAGTCTTTAACACAACCTTTACAGGCATTTCAAAGATCAGCAACACAATATGGTTTTGATCCTAGAGACTTAGTAAATCCTAGCACTTGGACTGAAGAAATTAGAGATTACTGGGCTAAATGGAACGCACAAAAATTACAAAAGTATTTAGAAAATTCTAGTAATCTTGATGAATTAATAAAAATGTCTAAGCATGGTGTAACTGATGACATTATGAATTTAGTTTATCATGGTCTTGCTAGACCTTATGGAACTGTTGGTGGAGATAAAATGCCATATGGTTTTAATGCTAGATCGGTAACTAAAGATGAATTTCAAGAATTAGATGTAGATAAAATATTACAAAGTGGAGAGTGGTAATGAGTATAACTGCATGGAGTACAACTGCTAGTCAAAATGGTGATCGTTTAAATAGTGGTAATTTTTTAGAAGGGCAATCGCCTTCCACTTTAAATGATGGTTCTAGGGATGCACTTGCAAGTATTAGAGCTTGGGCAAATGACCTTGAATGGTATGAATTTGGTACTGGATCGAATACGACAACCTACACAAGAATTTCTGCTACATCAATCTCAATACCTTTAGATGTAACTGGTCAATTTCAAATTAACAGAAGAATAAAAATTATAGATGGTACTGGTTCTACAAGATATGGCCGAGTAGAAACTTGTACATACTCCAGTCCTAATACGACAATAACTTTTGATTTTGATAGTTCACAACTCGGTTCTGGAAACCCAACATCTGTAAAATATGGCATAATTAGTCCAAACAATACTTCTTTACCTGCTGTAAACCCAGTCGGTTCTATCGTAATGTTTAGTGGAGCAACTGCACCTAGTGGATGGTTATTGTGCGATGGTGCATCAGTTTCAAAAACTGCATATGCTAGTTTGTTTGCAATTGTTGGTAGTAGTTTTGGTAGTGCGACATCAACCAATTTTATCTTACCAAACTTACAATCTAGATTTCCTAAAGGCAAAGATAGTGGAGATAATTTAGGTGATACTGGTGGCACAACAAGTCAAACACCAACAGGTACAAACTCTGCACCAACTTTTACTGGCAATGCCTTTACACCAACTGGCTCTGTATCACTAAGCGGTTCAGTTGCAAACCATACCTTAACAGAGGCACAATTACCTAGTATTACTGGTACTGTTGAACTCTTAACTAGAGGTGGTAATGGTAGTAATCAATATATTCAAAGAAATCTGACTGGTGCTTTTAGTGATGACGGCAATGGTTCAAACTATGGTGTTGGATGGTTTGGTGAAGGCGGTAGCAACTCAAGAAAATTAACATATTCATTTGGTAGCGGTCAAGCCCATGACCACAGTTTTTCTGGTTCAGCAAGTTTTAGTGGTTCATCTGGAACACCATCTGGCTCAATATCAAGCCCTAACTTTACTGGTAATGCAATAGATGTAACTAATCCTTTTGTTTGCTTAAACTATATTATTAAATTTTAGGAGATATAATGGGAATTGAAAATTATAACATAACACCATCTAATAATGGTACTGTACTTGCAACTGGTAGTTTAGTTGAAGGACAAGCTCCCTCAACACTTAACGATGCAATAAGACAAGCTTTAGCTGATTTAAGAAATTTTTATAATGATCCACAATGGATTGAATTTGGAATTGGTAATGGCTCTACAACATATACAAGAGTAAATGCAACAACAGTAACAATACCTGCAAATGTTATAGATACTTACCATGTTGGCAGAAGGGTAAAAATTGTAGATGGTACTGGTACAAGTATTTATGGAACAATAACTGCTACTGCTTTTAATTCACCAAATACAACAATTACAATGTCATTTGATAATAGTGCTAGTATCGGCTCTGGAACTATCACAAGTTTTAAAATTGGTGCTGTTGCATCTGTAAATACTTCTGCTCCAACAAATGTCAACACAGGTGGTATTATTATTTGGACAACTTCAACTACACCGGATGGATGGTTATTAGCTGATGGTAGTTTTGTATCTAAAACAACATACGCAGGATTATGGAATACTATTGGATCGCAATTTGGAACACCATCTGGATCACAATTTTATTTACCGAATTTAAAAGATAAATTTGTCATGGGTAAAGGCTCAACTTACTCAACTTTAGGAGCTACTGGTGGAAATACATCAGTAACACCGGCAGGTACAAATTCAGTACCAAGCTTTACTGGGTCTGCTTTTACACCATCTGGGTCAGTTAGTATTTCCGGTACAGTTGCAGGACATTCAATTACTCAAGCACAATTACCTAATATAACTTTACAATCTAGTGGACTTGCCAAGCAAGAAGTTCCACCTGCAAACAGAGGTTCATCATCTGGTGGTGGTGCAACCTATACGAACTTATCAGTTCCTTTAGGTGGTTCAAACCAAGCACACTCTCACGGATGGTCTGGTTCTGGTTCATTTAGTGGTGCAAGTGTAACACCATCTGGTTCAGTTACAGCACCATCATTTACTGGCAATAGTGCTTCAATCATTAACCCATATATAGCCATGAGCTATATCATAAAGACCTAATATGAGTACAAAAAAAATATTAGAAAGTATTGATTCAATTAAAGCCGATATTTACGATTTAAAAACTGGTCAAAAATTAATTGAAAAAGACGTTAATTTATTACGCACCAATCACTACAAACATATCGAAGTAAGTCTAGGAAAACTTTGGAAGTTTAGTTTAATTGTAGGTTTTTTTATCCTAGTAATGTTTGTTGATGAAGTACAATCTATTCTTTACGATTTCTTATTAAAATAATTTAATTTACATTTTGACAAAAACAACTGCACAAAAAGGTTTGTGGGCAGAACAAATTGCATATGCTCATTTCTGTACACTTCCTAACACAATTGTTTTGACTGCACTCAATGGAGTCGGCTTGTGTGATTTTGCTACCTTAAATACTAAAACCGGCAGAATACAAAAATGGGATGTTAAGTATGGTAGTAAGCGATGGCATCATGGAGATATGCGACTAATACATAGAGTACCATCTGCAAAACAAAAAAAATTAAATATTAAAATGATTTATGTAATGGAAGATGGAACAGTAACCCAACCAAAGAAAATGAAAAAATGATAAATGATGATCTAATAAAAATTCAAGACCCACACGAATACGTTGATAAATGGGATTATAAATATTTCAGTATGGAAGAAGTTGTTTGTAAAGAAACAAATATACTTGGATATGATGAAAGATTTATGGACACTTTAACCACCCTTAGAGAACGATGTGGTTTTCCGTTTGTCATTAGTTCTTTCTATCGCGACCCTCTCCATAGCATTGAAGTAGCAAAAGGTAATGGTGGTGGATCGCATACCACCGGCAAGGCTGTTGACATCGTTTGTGATCGAGAAAGAGCTTATATACTGCTCAAAATGGCTATGGAAATGAATTTTATGGGTATTGGTATCAAACAAAAGGGAAGCTCCAGATTTATCCATTTAGATATGCTTACAGCACAAGAGGGTGTAATTAGGCCTACGATATGGAGTTATTAGCCTCAATATGGTCAATTATGGTTATTGTTACCTTACAATTTGGCCAACCAATAGAAAGTAATTATCAAGTCATAAAATTTGAAACTAAAAAACAATGCCAAGATTTTTTATCTTTGAATAAAATAAAACTGGCACATGAATTAACACACGCATTAGAAAATTTACAAAATGATAGTCTCTTGAGTCTAGAATTTTCATGCGTCATAGATAAAGGACAAGAAGTATGATGTGGCTAAAACCATTAATGGATATTGCCGGTAGTGTAGTTGGAGGTGTTGTCGAGACACGCAAAGCTAAAGCCGAGCAAAAATTAACAAAAATTAAAGCTGAAACTGAAATTGTTAAACAGCAAATTAAAGGAGAAATAGATTGGGATGTTGAAGCAATTAAAGGAAGTAAGGAATCTTGGAAAGACGAATACCTTACTATTTTGTTTAGCATACCTCTACTCCTTTGCTTTCTTCCTTTTACTGTTGAATATGTTGAAAGAGGTTTTACTGCTCTGGCTATGACACCGGATTGGTACAAATATACATTAGGAATTATTGTAAGCGCTAGTTTTGGTATTCGTGGAGCATCAAAAGTTTTTGGTAAATAGAAAGCCTAATAAATATCATCCGTACACAAGGAAATATCCTGCTACTGATGTTATGGGTATATGTCCAATATGCGATAAAAAAGTTTATCGTGGGGATGGTTTTATTATGGAGGAGTTCTTTGAACCTACAATGCACAAAAAATATTATCACCATTCTAAATGGGATAAATGTTTTGAAACACAATGCATGAATGAAAGAGCAGAAAAAGAAAAATCTAGAAAAGAAAAATTAGGTTTACCAGAAAATCCTTTGGATCATCTACTTAATTTAAAAAAGTAAATTATCTATATATTCCTGTTTATCTACTCGCTGTTCTTCCTCTAATTGGGTACAATATAAGTGAGTATATAATCTTTCTGTTACTGCCGGATTTTTATGACCAACAAACCTACTAATATCATAACCAGTATGTATAGAGTGGCGCTTCCAATTAGTAATACACCAATGTCTAAAGAAATGAAATTTGTGGTTATCTGGTAGTTTAAATTCATCTACAATATATCTGGTCAATTGTTTATGTGCAGTTCGATACACATGATAACCCTTCTTACCAAAACGATCATATGGAAACATTGCATCACAATTACTATCGTAGACGTTATCCTTTCTAAATTTAACATAATCTCTTAACTCTCCTGCCAAACCCTTACCAACTGGTATTAGTCTTTTACCGGAAGGTGTCTTTGTTACCCTTGAAAAACTGTCTTGTGTTATCTGACTATATACATCAAGCTTTGGTGCTATATTACCTTCCCTATCTATAAAATCATTTACACTTAATCCAAGTGCTTCCCCTACTCTTAATCCATAACTAAAACATAAACGAATTAAAATCTTATAGACGTTATCATCAAAACTAGCAGTAAACCTATTGACTAGTGGCATATGCCATCTTTCCACTAAGTTCATAGTCTCGTTTAAATGTATGTACGGATCAACTTTAAGTTCTGCCATGTTGATTGGGTTTTTCTTATATTGAACTGCCGGATTTTCTTTTTGTATATCAAAGTCATTTGTATTCATTGCATGAAAGAATGAGTCTTTTACAATACGCAAATAAGCTCCAAGTACATTAGCAGAAGAAGATCGTTCTCTTAAAATTGCCATAACTCTTACCATGTCATAGCCTTGCCAACTGTTTATATTTTTCTTACATAAGACATCGTCTTTTGCAATTGTCTCAATTACTACTTTTGCTAAACCACTTTTATAATTAAAATTCTGATAAGATACTACCGGTTTATCTTGGCGATTTAAAAGCAATGTTTGTTTTCTTAATTCTTCTACATAACTTTGTATGCAACTAAGAATTGTTGCTTTAGGTCTTTTTACAAGCAACTTACCTTCATCAATTTTTTTTAATGTAATTTTAATTTTACCGATTAGCTTATTATAATCTTTACTGGTAAGTTGTTTTACCGAACCATCTAATCTTTTTATTTTGGTTTGATATCCATAAAATTTACCCTTACGATAAATGTTATAAATAGGTGATTGACCTACTTCACTTTGCCATTGTCTTACGACTTGCTTACTACTTAGTTGAACTATATTTGCCATTGTAAACCTCCTTTAATTGCTCAATATGTAAATATAAAAAATGACACATGGTTTCATCTTTTAAAACCTCTGTTGCCTCATCTCTGCTTAATGCATCCTTTCCAAATTTTTTTGACCTCAAATAATTGAATACAGTCCTTTTGTTGTCAATGCTAATTTTCATACACATATTTCGATATTCCTTACTGTTAGTAAATTTGTTGGTAACTTGGTTCTAATTTGTCGAATCATCACAAAACAACAATGAACTAGTGAACACTTGCTAATGGGTGAACTTATAAAATTTGAGATAACACAATAAAAAATAATAGCCTTAATTAAGGCTTTATTTAAGAAATGACCGAATCGTTGGACTAAGAATATAGAAATTGAATATTCTTGAATTTGCTGTGTCCGGCCAATAGACTTATTTTTTTCCATTATATTAAATTAAATTCACCACAAAATTAATTAACTTGTAGCCATTATTCACCTTTAGTGAACTTTTGCAAGTGAATTATTTATTAGATAAAAAATATAAATGGCTGACTTGATCGCGCAGAATTTGAATCTCTGACTCACACCAACCTACCTTAACATAATTATAATTTGTATATGCAATATATAGAAGCAAGATGGCTATTATAATTCTCATGATATGTTTAAACATTTACCTTTGGCCTTCCTGCCTTACCGAATCTAGGAGTATAATTTGCTTTCCTATGACACGCATTTGAACAATAGAGCTTTCCTTTTTGATGCTTAGTATATTGGAAAACAGTATTACAAAGTTTACAAGCCCTTTCACCAGTAAACACTAAATTGGAATACCTTTAGCTTCTTCTATGTCTCTTTTAGGAAAGACATTATAAGTAGTATGTGAACTGTACTTGTTTAATAAATCGCATATATGATGTGTAATATCTTCGTCATTAGATTGAAATATTACGTCTTTATTCTTACTTGATTCAATTGAAAACATTATCCAACCTCAATATTTATTTCGTCTATACCAACAGTTTCTTCCCATTTTTTAAAGATCAATCTTTTTATAACTTCTTGTTTACTTACATAATTTTTTTGTGGCTTTATAAGTACATCAATTCCATTTTCTTTAGCCTTACCTTCAATTTCTTTTGCTTTAGATTTCCAAATTTTGTTTTCAAAATTTACTATCTCATGTAATTTTTTATTAACTATAAGCAGATCATCCTCACGCATTGATACGGACAATGTTTTATGTATTATTCTGTTTTCATATTTAGTAGTATTACTCATTATATAATTTCTCC